CAATCCTATATAAGGTTGCAGATCCTCTACCTTCTGCCATCCTTATATAGTTTTCATTTTGCAGAAGTTCTCCCAGAAGTGGATTAATCAGGTGTAGGTGTAATTATTTCACCTGTAATATTGGAAAAATCAGAAAAGTCTATTGTTAAGAAATTCGGTCTTGTTCTTCTAACTAATGATACCTTATACGAGATGGAAGAATCATCCGACTTAGGTAACACATACAATTTACTATTTGCATATTTAAAATCGCACCAATGCATCCCCATATATTTTATTTCTATGTTTTTAGATCCAGTAGGTATTGACATCACTCTATAAAATGCAGTATTAGCTCCCGAATAGACATATATTTCTATCAACGAAGAAGAAGTATATAAACCATTAGAATCAGCTTTATAGTCAATAATCAGACCTTTTCCTCTTTCTATATCAGTTACTGCAAATATTTTACTCATTAATCCATTCTTATTAGCCGTAGCTGTACCTATCAGTTCTCCCAGGACTTTCGCGGCAGCCGTTGAAGACGTCAAAGTAGGATTCTTGGAACCATCCAAAGTACGGAGCCAAGAGAAGGTATCGGATTGGGGCAACTGGTCCTCAAACTCATCTGTTCCGGCTGCCGCAGCGGCAGCAAATGTTGATATTTCTGATGCAGCGGAAACAATCCGTGCGGAAACTAATTCTGTCATCTCATCGACGGTCACCTGTCGTTCGTTGCCGTTTTTATCCACAGCTTTAAAGCCAACTATATTATTCAAATCCATAATGCAAATTTTAAAATTAAAACAAATACTTCACCCATGCAAAATAATTACTGTTCTCAATATAATTCGGATCATCCTCGTTGGAATATGCCTCCCTCTCAAACGATACCACCTTATACGCCCTGCCGGCATCCTTCAACCGTACCGCCATGACCAGCCACTCCACACCATACCAGAGATAGAATGCCAGCCCGGCCAGTACCAGCCACCAGGCGGAAAGGTCAAAACACAACAGTAAGATCCAAATAACTGTACCGGTGGCAACTGCCATCTCAACCCATTGACGGGCGTGGGTACACTCATGGTTTCTCACTTTCTGAGTGATTTTCTCTTCCGGTCGCTTGCTTAAAACAAACGGACCGATTGTTATCGTATGGCAAGAACTGAACGCAAGCAGTAACTTTGCTAGAAGGTTGTTACAATATACCTTTTTCATGTTGTTCCTCCTTTTTATCTAAATAATCATTCAAAGAATCAGCCAGCAAACCGGGCAGCATGGAGGTGGAGCGTCTTATGATATCCACCTCCTCTTCGTCAATTTCTACACCTTCAGCAGTAGATTTGAATATCTTCTCGGCAAGGAGATGCGCCTTCAAACCCGCTACGTTCTTGTATATCCAGTCACCGTAGGCCTCAGTGATGTTGTTGGCTATCAGTTTTTCTTTCTTAATTCCGTCGTAAATAGGAAATTGTGCAAAATTTATTCTCATACTTTAATATTTTAAATGTTATAAATCCACCCAGGTACTTCCTCCATTCGTTGACTTGCGAATTCCGTTTCGCCCAACGGAAAAAATATAATTCCCACATCTTACATACAGAGTATCATCCGCTGTTGAAACATCCCCGGTTGATGATACAGTTATACTTCCACTTCTAATTACTGTATCCAAAATGCCTTGATATAAATGTCCGTCTATTGACTGAAACCGTTCATATTTCATTTCAAATTTGTCGTATTGCAGCAACAAATTATCAACATTCACAGCCGACATATTAGTGCTGCCGATAAAATTATTACCGATATTGAATCCACCAATTGTCCCCTTTGTCGCTATGATAGTTCCGGTGATATTCGCTTTCTGACAAAGAATCTCTCCGGTCTTTGTGTCCATCCTCAGATTAGGCTGGCCGTTAGTGCTGTCCTGTGACTGCATGATACCGTAAGGTGCCCCGTCCGATGTGTATCCGTTCAACTTGAACATAAAACCGGCTATGTTCGCCTTATCAGCAAGGAATATGTCGGTTACCAGACTTTTGTATTTCTGCATGGCTTCCCAGTTGGGATCTCCGTTAGCGGATGTAGGAGCCGCTGATACAGAACTTCCATAGTTGCGCACAAGAAAATTGTAATAAACTTCACCTATTTTGTGAATGATCTTGTCACGCTGTTTTGCATTCCATACGTATGTCTGTCCGGACGCCCATACTCCTCTGTCATAAGGGAACGCACCCGTAGCTCCTGTTGCTCCTATGGCACCATCATTTGCAACACCCACACCCTTTTCGGCCACATAATTGTCATTCCAAGCAGCAGCATCGGAAGCTGATTTATAAGCCCGGACGGCAAACTGGGTGTATCCGGCTGTCGCAGGTACGGATATCTGGCTGTTCAGTGTCGCACCTACATGAGCCAGCCAGCTTCCGTTGTATTTGCGTGCAGCCAGATAAAGCGTGCTGCACGTGCTTACATTGCCTGCCACATTCTGTTTGCAAGTGACAAGGAATCCAGACGGGGATGGCGTGCCTGTTGAAGTGAAGTTGATCACGCTGACAGGACTGTCCAGCCAGTAGGATGCCGACGGTCCGACGGGAGCAACCATCTCCTGCCAGTCCGCATGTACCGTCCGGTTCGCAGATCTGCCGGCGAGGATGTATCCGCCGTCTCTTTTCCTGCGGAGTCTGCCGTTTCTGAACTTGGCGATTTTAATCGGAGGGTTGGAGGTTTCAACCTTGCTTAAGTAAGATCCTCCGGCAAACGATACTGTACTGTTCTTGGCATACGGAGTATTGGCGGATTCCCAATGACCGGCTGCTGTGATGCTCTCACCATCCTTTCCGTCACTGCCGTCCACAACCATCGGAACAGTCTCGACATCAACCGCCTGACCGTTCACGTAGAACACGAACTTCAAGCTACTGGTAAAATTACCGGAAGCCACCCCGACACCATCACCGATGGGAACCTCGGCCGCACCGTCACGACTGTACTTCAACTCCCCGTCCGTTGTGGCCGTAGTGACCGCACCGACTGTCTTCATACGCCGGCAGGATACCGAAGCTACACTGTAACCGCCGTTCTTGTTCTTGCTGACCATCGTGGCCGAAGTGACAAGGCTATAAATTACCGCATCGGAACCGTCCGCCCCGCCACGGACACCGGTTATCTTGAAAGTCAGTTCACGGGTATAGAGCTGCCCGTTCTTCATTGCAGCCAGTGTGATGGTGACCGTATTCTGTTCCGGAACCGACTTTCCGGCAGCGACGGATATCGCCACCGCTCCGGTGGCCTTGCTTGTGCTTGCCGTGAAACCGGCAGGCGTGCTGACTGTTAAAGTCTCAAGGGTGAGTTTCTCGGTACCGTACCACATGGATACATGGGTAGTCCATGACTGTGCGGAAGTAGTAACACCGGTACTGGTAAGAGCGACGCTCACCATCTCATTGTCAAGGTCGGCCATGATATTCGACTCCCCGTCCTTACTCCAACGGTGCACAGGGGCCGGAGTGCTCCATTCACTCCATACTCCATCACGCTTCACACGTTTGCACGCCCATTCCACCTGATGGTCTGCATCCACGCCAAGAAAATCATCTGTCCAGCCTTCCGGTATATAATCATCCTGCTGCTTCGAATCCGGCTTGTCAGGGGTAAGACCGATGATGTTGGTACGGGTGTAGATCCACTCGTAACCTTTGCCGTCCTTACCGTCAGTCCCGTCTTTGACCATGACCATCCACAAACCATTCCGGTATATGTAAGTACAATGGTCAGCCGTATTTCGGTAGCTGTCACCCTCCTTGGGATTGGACGGATGGGATGCGAACTCACCCAAGAAGGTGATACTCTCACCTTTAAGTTCACGACCGTCCAGCAGCATCTCCCAGTCTTCATGCACGGTCCAGTCGGCTGATTTCCCGGCAAGGATATAACCGCCATCCTTTTTCTTTCGATAATTGCCGTTCCTGAACCTTGCAATTTTAATCGGAGGATTGGATGTTTTCACCTTGGAGATAAAAACACAGCCCGCCAAAGTGACCATGGTATTGACCTCGTATGGGGTCTTAGAGGATTCCCAATGACCGCCACCTATTACAGACAGTCCCGGATCACCCTTGTCACCTTTGGCGGCTGATACAAGCCAGTCCGGATTGTTTTCGGATGGCTCGGAAGTAGTGCCCTTGTCATTGACGCACAACCATGTGGAACCGTTATGGGGCACACGGGAATAATACGCATACTTCCTGCCCGGCTCCCAGCTAGGGAAGTCGATAGGAACGCGGACTGTGCTACCGGTAATTTCATCAATTTGAAAAATCAATCCCGTCATGATGATATCCTGCAATACTGCCGAGAACCTGTCGCAGTTGATCCCGTTGATGGTCATACCCTTCTTCTTGCCGAACCAGCTCTTCATCTGTGCCGGCTCCGGGTCCCAGGTGTTGGCATTGTCAACAAGGGTGATGCAGCAGTTACCGTCACGCACGTCTATGATGATATAAGTCTGACGCTCCTTGTCGGTGAAGTTCCCCGTCTGTCCGAGACGCATCTCGTTATGGGGAACGAACTCATATCCGGGACGCGGAACCATCACGAATGTCTTCTCGTCGTAATCTGCGGAAGTGATACGGTACTGTATTTTCCGGAAACCAATAAAGTCACCGGTAGTGACGCTTTTGTCATGCCAGAAACCTAGGAGGATATCGTCCGGCTTCTGTCCCAGCGGTACACCATCCTCCAGATCAGGGATGACAGTATAGCTGCCGTCACTATTGGCGACAAAGCTTTTTATCTTCAGCCCTCCGCCGGGACTTATAGTATTATATCCTTCAAAATAGGTCTGACGGTTGAAACGAAGTTCTGGTACACTCAGAGAGCTGCGCAGGACCAAAGCCTCCAGCTCGGCACGGGCGTCCTCACCGATGTAACCTCCAGAAACGCCGGTAACGAAATCACCGAACTTGGCGTATTTCTTGATGACGGTTCCGCCCAACAGGGATAATAGGAAACCGGTGCGTTCCTCCGTATCCTTGCGCATGAACATGATCAGCGAGCGCAATGCGGAATACACGTTATGGTCTGTTGCTGGGGTGGAGTCGTGGCTTCCGATCACATACACACCGCTGCCACCACCGCCCGTATAGGTCTGTCCCTTCAGGGTAAGGCTCTCAACCTTTTCCTCCAGCTCCCCGATACGGGAATAGGCGGCGGTTTCCCCGACAGTATAAACAGGTGAGTCAAAGGAATAATCAAGATTGAATTCAAATCCGATAACCCTTGACTGTCTTCCGTTCTCGAAATAAGCCTTGTTGATAAGGTTGACCTTTTGACCGATGCTATAGAAATTATGAACGCCATCCTCACGGTATGCGTCATTTGACATCATCGTGCAGCCATAGGTACTCGGGTCTATCTTGGATTTGGCAGCGTACTTTTCAGTCTTTTCCTTCAGCTCCTGCTCGGCGGCACCCACAAGCCCAAGTTCGGTTATTTTCGTGCTGTCCCAGCCGGAAAGCACATATTCATCTCCATCCTGGGGAAAGAGCACATCACCGGGAAGCGGTCTGCCATAGTCCTCATTCCTGACTATCTCCCAAAGCTGTGCCTCAGGGTTCCATCCGCCATCCTCCAATTTCTCCGGCTTTCCCTCAGGATTGAACTTCACGGCAAACTCCAAACCGTTGAGAAGTCCGGACGCGAAACGTATCCTCAGCTCCTGATCGGGGAGGATATATTTCTCGGAAAAGTTAACACCCGTGTCCCTAAAGCGGTAGGCATTCCATTTTTCCTCGGTGGTTGTGCCGTCCTCATTCTCCACCTTGTCCGTCACTTCGATAGTGGTGACATCCGACATGATGCCTGTTCTTCGAGGATAGACTTCATCGAAGATAACCACCTGCTCGACGGCTTCCTCGGTAGTCATATCAGGATAAGCGTCAATGTAAGGAGTGCCTTCGGGAAGCATCAATCTGCGCTGTACCACACCGTTCACAACCACGGTCTCGTCAATGGGGCGGTAGTCTGCCGGTATGTTACGGGGGGAACCAAAAGCGTAGATACGGGTGGCATAGGTGGACTGGGATTCTGACTGTGACATTTCCTGCACGTTTTTCCCGATCTCGAAATCCACCGCGTCACCGGACTCACAACGCCCGAAATGGATGATGTTTTCAGTCACCCAACATTCGCAATCCCATTTCTTCGCCATCTCAAAACAAGCGTCAAGGATGTTGATGTTGTCGTAACTCATCAACTGGGACTTGTTTTCGACTGTGGAATCAATGGAGAAAACAAAATCTTGTCCTTTATACGCATAACCAAGAGCTTTCAGATTTCTAAGGACTATACCGGCTTGTACGTCAAGCGGGGCGGTCAGGTTCCAGGACGCCTCCTGTCCGGTCGTCTCCGGGGTATATTTGAAGATTTTGTTTTTCCATTTCCAGTAGTAAGCGTCAAGCTGAAGCTCATAGTCGTAGCCGGCGG